GGATACGTCCACCACGCATCAGATCACTACAGCCCCAACTATGAAGCAAGCCGACGAAGTAATGTCTCCTATTCGTACGGCGATCACTAGAAGCCGTGGTCCGCTCTTCAAGTTCTTAACCGAGGGTTCTCTCCAGAATACTACGGGATCTAGAGCGACCCGGGTAAAGTTGGCTTCTACAAAGAAGGGCATTGAGAACTTTCTTACAGGTTCCTTGCTCGAAGTCCGCCCAATGGCAATCGGTAAGTTGCAGGGTCTTCGTCCCAAAGTCTCAACAATTGACGAATGGCTTTCTGGTGACACCAGAGAAGACGTTGTTGGAGCTGTTGAGCAGGGAGCCTCCAAGCTTGAGGATTATTTGATCGTTGCCATTAGCTCTGAAGGAACTGTTCGAAACGGTTCTGGCGACACCATCAAAATGGAGCTTGCCGACATTCTTAAGGGCGAGTATCTAGCTCCTCACGTTTCTATCTTCCATTACAAGCTTGACGAGTTGGAAGAAGTTTCAGATCCGTCAACTTGGCCCAAGTGCAATCCGAACATCGGCCGAACGGTTTCATACGAAACGTATCAGCTGGATGTTGAAAGAGCAGAGAAAGCTCCGGCTTCTAGGAATGACATTCTGGCTAAGCGTTTTGGTATACCGATGGAAGGCTACACATACTTCTTCACTTACGAAGAGACGCTTCCACATCGCCAACGACAATTCTGGCAGCTTCCGTGTGCTCTTGGCGCGGACTTATCGCAAGGCGATGACTTCTGCGCTTTTACTTTCTTCTTTCCATTGTCTAATGGATCGTTCGGCATTAAGGCTAGAAGTTACATTACATCGCTTACGTTGATGAAGCTTCCTGGTGCTATGCGATTGAAGTACGATCAATTCATTGCTGAGGGCAGTCTTAATGTTCTCGAGGGCACGATTCTAGATATGGACGAAGTTTACGATGATCTAGATCAGTTTATTCAAACATCAGAGTATGATGTTCGAGCTTTTGGCTACGATCCATACAACGCAAAAGAATTCGTTGCTCGATGGGAAGCCGAGAACGGTTCGTTTGGAATCGAGAAGGTAATCCAAGGAGCTCGAACTGAGTCGGTTCCTCTAGGAGAATTGAAGATTCTTAGTGGCGAACGTCTTCTGATTTTTGATCAGGAAATTATGGCGTTTACGATGGGAAACGCGATTACCATTCAAGATACTAACGGAAATCGCAAACTTTTGAAGAAACGTCAGAGCGAGAAGATTGACAACGTGGCCGCCATGATGGACGCGTACATCGCTTTTAAAGCACATAAGGAGGCATTCGAGTGATTCTAGATCAGGAAGAGAAACCTTCTTTGGATGATATTGCCCATTTCGGAGTTCGAGGCATGAAGTGGGGCGTTCGAAAGAACACGCATGGTAGTTCGCAGCCTTCGAACCGTCAACTGAACAGGGCTTCAAAAGCTCGTGAAAAAGCAGCACGTGACGCTGAAATTGATGCTGCGCGAAAAAGGTATAACACGTCTGCTAGAAAAAATTACGTAAAGGCGAAAGCTCAATTCGAAATCGACAAGAAGAATCTTGGTTCTAGAGAAGCAAGAAAGATTTTGAATAAGGTTAAGGACAAGAATATTAGAGATTTTGAAACGGCTTCCCAAGCAAAGTCTGGAAGAGAAACGACTAAGTCGGTTCTTGGAACTGTCGGGTTGATTTCTGTAGCGATCTTGGCAAATGCGGCAGTAAGAAGTTAGGTCTAAAATAGTCTAAATACCAAAACAGTCGCTAAGTACAACATGGAGAGGAGGTGACAAGTGGCCGGAATTATGGCACGGCTGAAGCATATGTGGAATGCCTTCAATCCGACGAACGAACCGCCAATGGTTCCTTATGGGGAAGTTTCCTCGTTCGGATCTAGTCCAGATCGAAGGCGGTATAGCTTCGGAAACGAGCGCTCTATCATCTCCTCGATTTATACGCGACTTGCTATTGATGTGGCTTCCGTTGACATTCGGCACGTTCGTCTTGACGATGAAGGTCGATACTTGGAAGAAATTGAAAGTGGATTGAACGAGTGTCTTAAGGTTGAGGCCAATATCGATCAGGCCGCTCAGCATTTGCGTTTGGATGTGGTTACAACACTGCTCGACAAGGGCGTTTGCGCGATTGTTCCTGTCGATACAACGATTGATCCAGCGGTTTCTAGTAGCTTTGATATTAAAACGCTTCGCGTTGGAGAAATTACAGGTTGGTTTCCTCGACACGTTCGTGTTAATCTCTATAATGAGCAGCGAGGGCTAAGACAGGAGATTACTCTCGAGAAGAAGTTTGTCGCGATTGTCGAGAATCCGCTGTATCCCGTGATGAACGAACCAAACTCGACGTTGCGTAGGCTGATTCACAAGTTGAATCTTCTGGACTCTGTGGACGAGCAGTCAAGTTCTGGAAAGCTCGATCTCATCATTCAGCTGCCTTACGTCATCAAATCTGAGGCTCGCCGTACACAGGCTGAGCAAAGACGTAAGGATGTCGAGTTCCAACTTAAAGGCAGCCAGTATGGCATTGCCTATACGGACGGAACAGAGAAGATTACTCAGCTTAATCGACCCGCTGAGAACAACCTTCTTAAGCAGGTAGAATACCTAACGGCGTTGCTGTATAGTCAGTTGGGGCTTACCGAAGAAGTTATGAACGGTACAGCTGACGAAAAGGCTATGCTGAATTATAGCAACAGAACCATTCAGCCAATTCTTACAGCTATAGTAGAAGCCATGCGTCGAACCTTCTTGACGAAGACTGCTAGATCGCAAAAGCAGTCTATCGTGTTCTTCAGAGATCCATTCAAGCTTGTTCCGATTAGTGAGATTGCTGAAATCTCAGATAAGTTTACTCGGAATGAGATCGCTACAGCTAATGAAATCCGACAAGTCATCGGTTGGAAGCCTTCGAAGGATCCAAAGGCCGACGAGCTTCGAAATAGCAATATGCCGGCTCCGTCGGGGCCAGCACCATTACCAGTACAGGGAGGAGTCAGTCAAAATGGAAGCTGATTTCAGCGGATACGCCACTAAGGCTGGACTGAAGTGCTCCGACGGACGAACCATCATGCCCGATGCTTTCAAGCACATGGATGGCAAGACGGTTCCGCTCGTTTGGCAGCATGGCCACAATAGCCCGGAGAACGTTCTTGGCCACGCGGTTCTTGAATCTCGTCCGGATGGCGTTTACGCCCGAGGGTTCTTCAATTCAACCAGGCACGGTGTCAACGCCAAGCAGTTGGTCGTGCACGGAGACATCAAGTCGCTATCTATCTATGCTAACCAGTTGGTGGAGAGGTCGAAGCAGGTCTTCCACGGCTTCATTCGCGAGGTTAGTCTCGTTATGTCTGGGGCCAACCCCGGGGCGCTCATCGATTTCGTTCAGGTCGTTCACGCCGACGGAGATGTTGAGACTCTTGCTGAAGAGGCTATCATCTTCACTGGTCTTGAGATTGAGCATGACGACTCGAGCGAGTCTGAAGAGGACGAAGGTCCCGAGGACAACGAGACTGATGATGCTGCGTCTGTTGAGCACGCTACGGACGACACAACGACCGTTCAGGATGTTTACGACACCCTGACGGAAGAGCAGAAGCAGGTTGTTCACTACATGATCGGAGCTGCACTCGAGGCCGCTACCGCATCTGTGGCGCAGTCCGGAACCACAAACGATGATGAGGGCGACCTCAACCACAAGGAAGGGAACGACGAGATGCGTCGTAACGTTTTTGACCAGGACAAGAAGAACACTACGGCTCCCGCGCCCCACGCCCTTTCTCACTCCGACATTGAGGGGATCGTTGGCGACGCAAAGCGTCTCGGTTCTCTTCGTGAAGCTGTCGAGCAGTATGCTGTCAAGCACGGCATCGACAACATCGATCTGTTGTTCCCGGACGCCAAGGCGATTACTGATACTCCGGACTTCAACAAGCGTCGGACTGAGTGGGTTGCCGGTGTTATGAACGGCACTCGGCACAGCCCCTTCTCTCGTGTTAAGAGCCTGGTTGCGGACCTGACTCTGGACGAGGCTCGGGCCAAGGGCTACGTCAAGGGCGCTCTGAAGAAGGAGGAGTTCTTCGGCATCGTCAAGAGGACTACTTCTCCGACCACGGTCTACAAGAAGCAGAAGCTGGACCGTGACGACATGCTGGATATCACTGACTTCGATATCGTTGCGTGGCTGAAGCAGGAAATGCGCCTCATGCTCGAGGAGGAGGTTGCTCGAGCCATTCTCATCGGCGACGGTCGTGAGATCTCGGATGCGGACAAGGTCAAGGATCCGGTGGGCGCTGCTGACGGGCAGGGCATTCGGTCGATTCTGAATGACCACGAGCTTTACGTGACCACTGTGAACGTGAACGTGGACGACGCGAGTTCCTCGTACGAAGAGGTCGTTGACGCCATTCTGGATGGTATGGAGTACTACAAGGGTACTGGTACCCCGGACTTCTATACCACCATTCGTACGC